TTTTTATGGCTAATGAAAAAAAGAAATTAGAATCGGCTCAACGAGCTCAAGGTAGACCAAGTAAATATGATACAAAATACGATCAAATGCTAATCGACCATATGAGTGAAGGGTTATCATTTGAATCATTCGCTGGAGTTATCGGAATGACAAAAGATACGATCTATAATTGGTTAAGACAATATGAGTCATTTGCCGACGCCAAAAAGATAGGGACACAAAAAAGCTTGCTTTTCTGGGAAAAATTAGGACGAGATGGGATTTTCTCTATTAGCAAAACCGAACGAATCGGATCAAAAATTGAAACTAACTCTAGAGCACTAAATAGCTCTGTGTACCGATTGAATATGGCTAATCGTTTCGGATGGAAAGATAGAGTTGAACAAACAGATTCAACGGTTGAAAAAAGATTGGTCATCAAAATATCAGATGATGAATAATTAGTGAGCGATATTGTATTTGCTCCTTGGGGCGTTCAAAAAAAAATAATCAAAGACCAAAATAGAATAATCGGCGCATTCGCTGGAAAACGAGGAGGAAAAACAGAGATTGGCGCGATTAAATCTATTCTTTGGCAGGAACAAAAATCAAACTATGATAAGCATTCAATAGATCCATTTTTAGGAGTGATAATCGCCCCTACATTCGATATGTTGAGGCGACTATCATTTAAGAAGTTTACTCTATACGCAGAACCATTTATTAAGTCGATAAATAGAACCACGATGGAAATTACTTGGCATGATGGTAGCCAAGTATACGGATTAAGCGCAGATAATCCACAACGGATAGAGGGTATTAAGGCGCATTGGGTATGGCTGGATGAAGTGTTTCAGATGTCGGAACAGCTATGGCTTGAAGTGCGCGCCAGAACCTCTGATACGATGGGGAAAATACTTGTCACAGGTTCTCTTGGTGTGCAATTCGTAAATCCAAAACAGCATTGGGTTTATAGATATTTTAAAGATAATCCATCTAGTAACACAAGTTGTTATGAATGGACAACAGCAGATAACCCGCATTTTCCGAAAGAAGAAATTGAAGATTTAAAAAATGTTCTAGATCCACAGACTTTTAGAAGTATGTTTGAAATAGACTGGGATACTGTTCCCAAAAATGCTGTGTATTCTGAGTTTAGCGAGAAAAATATAATAGATAATTATGTGATAAATCCCAAGCTTGAAACTTATGTATCAATTGATTGGGGTTGGGCGCATGAGTTGGCTTGTGTGTTTTTTCAATATGATCGAGAAAAAGATATCGTATATTTGTTCGATGAAATAATACGGAACAAAATGACTTTAGAAGAATTGTACAACCAAATCATGGCAAAAGGGTATAAAATAACTGGTTGGGTATGTGATATTGCTGGTAACCAAGAGAGAGAGCAATTAGGAATTTCCAATGTCAGATGGTTTCGAGATAGAGGGATTAGTTTTAAATATTCAAAAAGCTCGGTAGCAGTAGGTATTGCTCTTGTTAGGAGTTATATTGCAACCGCATCAGGTAAAAACAAATTCTTTGTTAGTTCTAAGTGCAAAAAATCAATTGATGGGTTAAAGCGGTACAAGTATCCTGAACGCGATGGGCAGGTTTTGAATGAAACTCCAATAAAAAAGGATGACGACGCTGTGGATGCGATTAGATATTTCTTTATTAATGTGTGCAATAAAAAACAGGTCGGATCTATAGAAAGTCTGAAGGTGTTTTAATGGAAAAATATTTAGATAAAGATTTCAGAATAAAAATAATAAAAGATATTAAATCCCCTGAGAATATATCCAGAAAAAAGAAAAGTTATAAAGAGTTTGATTGCTACATGGATAACCTGAAAAGGTATGTGGATGATGCTATTGTTACTCAGTTTTCTGCTAAAACAAAATCAATGATGCCAGTCGTGGCTAGTATTAATTTAGTCAAGAGAATAATTGACCAGCAGAGTACTATTTATTTGGAACCCCCAGAAAGGGTTTTTATTGGTACTATAGATGATGACCAAGTAACATTTTTGAGATGGCTGTATAAAGACTTGGGTTTTGATTCAAAAAGTTTAAAAGCAGAGCGTATATTTAATTTGCAAAATCAGACTCATGTTTATTTTAGGATTGTGAATAATAGGATATTGATGCAACCAATCTATGCACACAATTTAGATGTAGTTGAATCGTCAGATAATCCAGAAGAGGCAGAGGCTTATATCATTAGTAACTTTGATAAATCAGACATGGTAGCATCTGATAAGATTAATCAGATTATTGCTGATAATGATGATTTTAAAAAGAGCCTTGAGAGATATACCATTTGGACAGAGGATTATAATTTTGTATTTGATGGCAATGGAGATATAGTAGGTGATCCCGAGGATGTGTATAATCCATTAGGGATCATACCAATAGTTGAAGTATCTAATACTAAAGATTTCACATACTTTCCAGCCAATGGATCAAATTTAATCAACTTTTGTATTGATTATAATGTTGCACTATCTGATTTAATGTTCATTTCTCGTCTTCAAGGATTCGCGCAAGGCGTAATCAGTGGTGACAAAGAAGTATTGGACAAGATGACCAGCGTTGAATTTGGGGCAGCACATATTATCAAGCTGGCCAATAGTCCAGATGGCAACCCAACCAAGATGGAATTTATTCAGCGAGGATCTGATATTCAAGGTTCGATTCAAGCGATTGAAGTATTATTGTCTACCTTTTTGACCAGCAAGGGGATTGATCCAAAAGTGGTAACAGGAAAAGGTGATGCTTTGAGATACTCTAGTGGGATAGAGAGATTATTAGCGATGGTAGAGCGTTTTGAAGCAGCAAAATCTAGTTTTGATCTTTTCCAAAATTACGAAATGAGGAGTTTAGAAATAATCAAAGCGATTTTGAATACCTACAATGGTAATAGAAATGTATTAGATCCGAGATATTTTATTTCGTTACCAGATGATTTATCTATTCAAGTTAATTGGAGAAGACCAGAGTTAGTTCAGAGTGAGACAGATAAAGTTAATATATTGAAGCAGAAGTTGGAGAGTGGGTTAATCAGTCCGATTGAGGCGATTCAGTTTGATAGGAATTTGAGCCGTGATGAAGCAGAAAAAGTATACAATCGGATATTATTAGATAATGGTTTAATTCCAGAGGTAGAAAACAATCTAGATAATAATTTATATATAGAAGAAGAGACTTAAATGTCCAAGTATGAAGTAAAGATTCTCAATGGAAGGATAGAGCAAACTTTAGATTTGAATGATATTTTTGGAGTTGATTTCTCCAAGAGGAAAAGTATCAGGGACAAGATAGTAAACTCTTTGATTGAAAAAATGAAAGATAGAATTTCAGAGGGTTTAGACAGATTTGGTGAACCGATGGCTCCATATAGTGAGGTTTACAAGAGTAGTTTCAATTATATTGCAGCTCGAAAAGATGGGACAGTGAACATGAGACTCACTGGTGATATGTTGGGGTCGTTAGATGTTTTATCCGAGGATGGGGGGAAAGTTAAAATTGGTTTTGTAGGTGGAGAGCAACAGGAAAAAGCGTATGCTCATTTTATGGGTACAAATAAGTTGCCAGTCAGACAATTTTTCGGAGTAACACAGAGGGAAGTTGATGCTGTAAAATCTGAATTTGATATGGAGTTAAAGATACTTGCAGACCTCGATAAACAGCCAAAACAGGATAATCGAGAGGAGAAAAATCGACAATTGGCTTTGGACATTTTGAGAAAAGGTTTAGAACAGAATCGCATTAGTGAATTCTTTTCAACGCAGATATTAAAATGAGAGCTAAATTAAAAATAATAGTCCCAAGTAGTATAAAACATAATATTAGAAGAGAAATAAATAGAGTTATTGATGTAGATTTTAAGCAAGAAGTTGGTGAAGAGATAGTTGAGGATATTAAAATAAATGCGAGAAGAGGTAGGGGAGTTGTTAATGGTTTAAGTGTTAAGTTACCCCCATTAGCTTCAAGTACTATTAAGCACAGGGAATACTTGAAGAGAGCTGGTAACGCTACTGCAAAGCCTTATTCAAATAGATTTAGCAATTTAAGTATGAGTGGTCAGTTAATTGATTCGATTGGGTATATTATAGGATCAGGGGGGGAGATAATTATACAAGCGATTAAAAATTTAAGGGTACCATATAGGACTTTAAGTGGTAGAAGGCAAAATACTAGACCAATAACCAATAATGAATTGTTATTAATTCACCAACATGGCAATACAGCTCATAATTTGCCTGCCCGTCCAATTTTAGGGATCAGGAACGAATTGTTTAAAAGAATAATTATTAAGTTGCGTTACCGTTTAAGAGACGGTTTAAAATTAAAATAGTCAAGTGTATGGCTTGACCGTAAAAAAAGAAAGGATATAGAATATGAGTGAAGAATCAAAGCCAACGGCTGCCTCCACAGACTCTACGAGTCAAGAAGAGAGTATCAAAAACCCAGAAGGCGTATTAGCGAAGAACCGTGAGCTTTTAGGTAAACTAAAAGAAGCGGGAGAAAAGATGAAAGAGATGGAGAAGCAATTATATGCTTTGAAGTCTGAGAAGCTGTCTGCTGAGGGGAAAAAGGACGAGCTCATTGAGAGCTTAAAAGAGCAAGTTACCAATTTAAAAAAGCGGGAGGAGGAGTTGATTTGGAAAGCAGTATCCCGACAAGTTGGAATTGAGGCGACCAAGAGGGGTTGCAAGAATGTTGATACCCTGATGAAGGTTGTCGATTTCAAAAATGTTACTTTAGATACTGATTCCTTTTCGATGGCTCAAGAAGACATCAATATGATTTTGGATCGTGCTGTAAAAGAACATGATTATTTATTTGATTCTGGATCAAAGGCTCCTAAAGATGGTGGAGTTGGAAAGAATCCAGAACCTCCTGCGAAGAATATAAAAGAAATGACGACTAAAGAGTTACTAGAGCATTATAAAAAGTTGTCTTTAATGTAAAAGACAAAGATTAATTATTAATAAGGAGGTTTAAAATGGCAGATGTAATTACAGGCGACTCGGCAACGAGTATGTTAAAGCAAACTGTAGTAGCAGCATTAGTACAAAGAGAGTTGATTGCTAATTCAGTATTAGCAGGATCAATTCGTGATGTGTCTGAGTTTGCAGTAGATGGAGTAGACGAAATTGAGTTTCCACGTCATGGATCATTTACTGTTACTAAGAAAGTATCTGGTACAGCAGTAGATGCGGCAGCATTAACTTTTGGAACAGATAAATTAACATTGAGTGAGCACGCTGTTATTCAATGGTTAATTGAAAAGAAAGCAAGCAAGCAAAGTGTTATTAATCTTGAGACAGCTAATTTATTGGCTGCTGCAAGAGCTCACGCTAAACAAGTTGATGTTGATATTCACACAGCAATGATTACTGGTGTTTCAGCTGCATCACCAGACCATATTATTGCTTTCATTGGATCAACATTTGGCCGCGCGGATATTGTAAAAGCAATGGAGCTTTTGGATATTCAAGAGTGGCCTTCATCCGACAGATTTTTAGCTGTCCATCCAAGCGATTATGCAACTATGTTGAACATCACAGACTTTATTGATGCTTCAAAGTTTGGGTCTAACCAACCATTAATTAACGGTGAAATTGGTCAAATATTTGGAATGAAAGTTTTAAAAACAACTTGTGTTACTCCAAACCGACCGCTTGTTTACCATCGTGAATCAACAGTAATTGGTTTCCAATTAACTCCACAATTTGAATCTGCTAAAGATTTGGCTAACTTAGCTACAAGATACTCATTAGATCAATTGTATGGGGTTAAAGTTACTCATGGTGGTAAAGGTATTGTCAGACTTGGTTCAGCAACTTAATATATAAAGGATGCAAGCCAATAGTTTTAATATTCCACATTTTGTCAGCGCGGAGACTCCAGAGGGTCTTCGCGCTGCTATGCTTAAAAACAATATAAAGTATAAGTCTCAGTTCAACTATTTTAGTATTATTTATGATGGTAAAAGATATATAGCCTTCTTTTATATGTTGGCTAAAGAAGCAAATTTAGTGAAGGGCCAATATGCCTCTGTTACCGAACCTTCAGGATAGAGAGTATGATAAGTTTGCACTCGATAGTAATGGTAACACAGCTATAAGGGTTATCATGGCAAACTCGTGTGTTGATATAAACTTCAATATTAATCCTCGTGGAGACTATAATAGCACTACAACCTATTATTTAGGCGATATAGTAACATACAATGGTGTTAGTTATATTGCTACTACAACGATCACTGGAATCACTCCTCCTGCGCCAGAATGGCATACTCTTTTCGATCCATTGTTGACGGTTGGTAGTAATATTTTGTTTTTAGAAGCAGGGGAGACTATTTCAGCGCATAAGTTAGTTTACATAAATAAT